ACCGCTTTCATATGATCCCGGAAAGGGTCGTCCCAAGGAGCATCTTGCATACCTGAATTGGCAGGAGATGCAGGAGCTTCAGCGTTTAAATGGTGGGAATATGGAGCGGGGTCCTCGCGGGCTTCCTTCGTTCCCTCCCGCCGATGCGAGGGGCTCTTCTTCAAAGGCATCTTCGTCAAAGCCTTCCGGTGGCGGAGGTAGGGACAGTGGCTCAAAGGGTGGTGGCGGTGGTATCGGTGGCGGCGGCGGAAGAGACAGCGGTGCCAAGGGTAACGTCGGAATGGGGAAGGCCCTCGGTTCCGGAAAGACTGCGTCAGAGTCCCGCGGTGGAGGACCGTCGTCCCGTCAGGGGCGTAGCGTTGCAGTTTCTCCAAGTCGATCCATTGGTGGCGGACCTGCATCAAGGCAGGGCAGGAGCGTTGCCGTTGCCCCGTCAACCGCTGGTATCCGTGGAATTTCCGTAACGACACCGTCGTACATTCAAAAGCCACGTCCAAAGCCCGACCTTAGTGCGCCCAAAATTGGCAAATACTCCCCTCCGACTGACACAGTCTGGACAAGCCCCCAAATAAGGCAGCACATTATTCAAGAAGCCATTGCAAGAAACATCGACCCCGAGGCAGCGCTAAAGGCCGCAATGTCGGAGGGAGGTCTGCACCCCAACAAGCAGAGCGGCGTCATAAACAAACAAGGTATAAGAGAAAGGTCTTACGGGCCATACCAGTTAAACATTGACGACGGAAGACTGGGCGTTCAGTTTATGAAAAAAACTGGCCTTGACCCAAGAGACCCGCGTACAGTGCCAGCTCAAATTGAGTTTTCCTTGGATTACGCAGCCAAACAAGGTGGTTGGGGCAATAAAAAGGGGTGGACTTGGTTTGGTCCGAAGGACACCGGCATGTCCAAGACGCAAGGGTTTAGCAAAAACTCCAAGTCGCTTAATGGATCTTCTGCCGCCACTCCTCTGTCAACCACCGGCAAATCTCTAGTGGCTTACAAGCAGGGGCAGCAAGGAGGAGCGCCAGCTTATGCAGGCAGGCCTAGTGTTGTCCCGGCGTCTAGTGGGGTACCTGCATCCGGCTTCTCACGAATGAGCCCCGCCACTCAGCTTGCGCTTCGGGGCGCGGTCGCCGCTGGTAAGGTTCTTGGATCACCAAGTGATTACAAAATTCCGTCAATAAAAGAGCAGCCTGCTTTTGTAAAGTCGCTTCCGGATTCCGTAAAGCTTGCGCGTGTAGGCACCGAGGCACAGAAGCTTGGTCAAAAACTCCCATCTTATTTTGCTTCTGGGGTCGGTGCTATTGGTCGTGGGCTCGCCAGCGTTACCGGCGGAAGGCCGTTAGTGCAACAGGCAAGCGCCGATTCAATATCCTCTCCGTCTGGAGCTGGAGATGCCCAGTTTCAACCATATGGGATGACTGTTGAGCAGCAGCAGGAATTTGACAAGTACAGCAAACGAGTTGGGCGAACAGGTCAGGTTGCTGGTGTGGCTGGCAATCTTGTATTCCCCGGCCTTGGGTTCGGCGTTAGGATGGCCGGAAAGGCAATCAACAAAGCCGCAGAGGCCAAGGTCAACAAGTATGTAGCCTCAACGCCATCAGAGCGTGCCGAGCAGGAACGCAAAGACCCCTCGCTGATCGGGTGGGCAAGCGCACTTGGAATCCAGCCCCAGAACGACTACAGCGTTTATCAAAGCTGGGCCGCAGAGCGCGGCCTTCGGGGTGCGGGTGAGAGCCGTGGCGAACAGCAGGGCGACCAAGGAGATGTCCGTTATGCCGGTGGGATTGGGTCTCTTCCGAGCGCCTCTGTTCCGCTCTCTACGCAGCCATCAACCCCGTCAACTGCGGCACCGTCTGGCCCAAGGCCTTATCAATACTATCAGTGGGATGTGGGTGTAAATATTCCATCTCCGACCGATCCGTCTTATACTAGCTATCAGGAATACCTCAGGAGAAGGGCGCAGGCCCAAGCTTAAATGGCGAAGAAGAAGGACGCAATCGGCAAGGCCATTGAGATCTTCACCAAGAAGTCTCGGGGCCGGAACAAGCCGGTTCACAGACGGGGCTCCAAAAAGCTCGGCCCGAAAGACCCAAACAAGGGGAACAGGGGCAAGCACTAAGATAGAGGGGAAGTGAGCATTTGGGCAGGCGGCTCCTGTAATCGGCGATATGCCTCTTGGAGCGGGGCTCACACTTAGGATTCAAGATGGCTACAAGCGGTACTACAACTTGGAACCCCGACATTGGGGAGTTGGTCGAGGAAGCCTATGAGCGGGCTGGCCTCGAACTGCGTTCCGGCTATGACCTCAAGACAGCCCGCCGCAGCCTGAACTTCCTGCTGGCAGAATGGGCGAACAAGGGCCTTAACCTTTGGACTGTCAACACCGGCACCCTCACCCTTGTTGCAGGTCAAAAGACCTACACAACCGCAGATGGTCTCCCGGCAGATGCCGTTGACTACATCGAGCATGTGTGCCGCACAGCAAGCGGCGGTGTAAACACCGACATATCCCTGAACCGCATTTCTGTGTCAACCTATGCGAATATTCCCACGAAGGACCAGACGGGCCGTCCTTACCAGATTTATGTGGATCGGGCGACGGCGGCCCCGAAGATCACGCTCTGGCCGGTGCCTGACTCCAGCACGACGTATACGCTCACGTATTGGTACTTGAAGCGCATGGACGATGCGACCAATCCGGTTAGCCAGACGATTCAGGTGCCGTTCCGATTCTACAATGCTCTGGTCGCGGGGCTTGCATATCAGGTCGCCCTGAAGAAGCCAGAGGCAGCAGAGCGGATTTCAATGCTGAAGGATCTCTATGACGAGGCCTTCCAGCTTGCCGCCGATGAAGATCGGGACAGGGCAAGCAACCGATTTGTGCCGTTTGTGGGGTACGACTTCTAATGAGCGTCCCGTATGCAAAAGGTAAACTGGCATTCGCATTTTGTGATACCTGTGGTCAGCGATACGACCTGAAGGACCTCAAGATCCAGATTGTGGCCGGACGTGCCACGAACATCAAGAACTGCATGTACTGCCTTGACAAGGATCATCCGCAGTACTTCGTGGGCCGCGTGCCGATCAATGATCCAATCGCGCTATACAATCCCCGGCCTGACACGGCGCAGACCGTCAGCCGCGAGCTTTGGGGCTGGAACCCCGTAGGAAACAATGCTGTGTACGGCACCGGACAGGTTGGCGTAATCCAGCTAATTATCAACGGGAACCCGAGTCCCATAACATATTCTGGAGAAATGTGATGAAGAAGATGAAGCATGGTGGCAAGGTCCACAAGCGTATGATGGATGGCGGCATGGCAAAGATGGGTCGCCGTATGCCGGTTGATGCGGTGGCGGCAGCAATGCCAATGCGCCGTCCAATGGCTCGTCCCGGCACTATGGTTCGTCCGGGCGTACCCACAGGTATGCCAATGCCGACCCGCAGGGCCATGCGTGGCGGCGGTTTGGCTCGTAAGGGTGTTGGTATGGCCCTCGCCAAAGGTGGCCTTGCTCGTCGCGCTGGCGGCTGCGCCAAGCGTGGTGTTGGCAAGGGCAAGATGGTCTGAGGAGGCCGATATGGCTAAGAAAAAGGGCGACTTTCGAGAAGTCGGGGCGGTTAAGTTGGGGGATGTCATCATCTCCCCATCACGTCTTTTTAAAGAGGGAACCCTGATCGTCGACATGGGCAACAAGCCCGGATCTGTCGCCGTTTTTGATATTCCGGGGTTTGGCTCCGATACTCGCACAGGCCCTGTAAGGACCTTGAGAGGCGAAGAGAAGGCTGCGGTTCTTGCGGGTGCAAAGCCGGGGGCAACATCAAATGCCTCCTCCGGCACCACGCCCGCAACACCGACGGCCCCCGTTGCCCCTACAATCAAGCCCGTTCCGTCCTTGAAGTACAGCAGCAAGTGGGACGAGCTTATGCGTAGCAACTTCCCCAGCTCATTCAAGTCCGGTGGCTTGGTTCGCGGTGCTGGCAAGGCAACAAAGGGTCGCGGTCGCGGCAAAATGGTTTAAGGAAAGACAAGATGAAGTACACATACAAGAAGATGGCGAGCGGTGGCTCCGTCAAGAAGGAAAAAGGCTACACAGCCAAGGAGCGCAAAGGGCTTCAATCCCTGATTGAAGAGCTGGCGGACCCATATGCTGGCGACGTGACCGGCGGCAGCTCCGTGACGAGCGTCAAGAAGCCCAAGAAGCGCATGGCTTCTGGTGGCATTGTTGGCCGTCCTGCCCGTTCTTACCGGGACATGAAGGCTGGTGCCGGAAGCGGTGTCGGTCGAATTCAGAAAACAAAGATTGCACGGGGTCGCTAAAATGGCAAAGCAGAATGCACGTCTCAAGGACCCGTCGGACGCTACCGTTGAAGGTGGTATGCGGCGCGGTGTAAACGTAGGCAACATGAAGATCCTCAAGAAGCCCCTCAAGATGCGGGGCGGTGGTGCTGCCACAAAGGGTCTGAGGATTTCGGAGAAGCAGGGCTAACATGGCCTTCACGTACTCACAACTTGTAGATGCAATCCACGGGTATCTCCAAACAGATGCCAATGGTATTCCGACTGCGGATATGAACACCATCATCCGGCAGGCGGAGCAGCGCATCTATTATGATGTGCAGATCCCTGTCCTGAAGAAAAACGTAACGGGCAACCTGACGGCGAACAATCGCTATCTGACGACCCCAACAGATTACCTCGCAACGTATTCAATCGCCGTGAACAACAACGGAACGTATGAGTACTTGCTGCCGAAGGAGGTTGCGTTCCTGCGCGAGGCATATCCGTCCACATCTACGACGGGCGTGCCGCGCTACTACGCGATCTTCGACAACGACACGTTTCTGATCGCCCCACCTCCGAACTCCTCATACGAGGTCGAGCTTCATTATTTCTACGAACCCGCATCTATCGTTGATCAACCCACCGGCACATGGATCAGCGAGAACGCGGAGAACGCTCTCCTGTATGCCTGCCTGTTCGAGGCCTATACATACCTCAAGGGCGAGCAGGATCTGATGAGCCTGTATGCTGGCAAGTACAAGGAATCAATTGAGGCTCTCAAGGTCATCGGCGAGGGTCGCAATAGGTCCGACACGTACAGAAATTCAGAACCCCGAATCACACCTAACTGATGACAAATGGATTTGGCTCCGTTGGAGCATTCGAGGTCAGGACCACGCAAGAGCGTGGCTTCACCGTTGAAGAGATTGCCGAAGACCTTCTGAACAAGCTGTTGTTCATTTCTTCGGAGGCCCACCCGGCGATAAGAGAGCAGGCGATTGCGTTTAAAGATCACATCCGCCCTGCGATCATTCACTATATGAAACAGGCTGTGCAGTCAGATCGTACTACGCTGGCAGCGCAGTTAGGCAAGCAAGGCCACTTTGACATGGCCGAAATTATCAGGAGGCTTTGATGCCAATTTCCACAGCAATGTGTACTTCGTTCAAGTCGCAGCTTATGTCTGCACAGCACGACTTTGACAACCCCGGTGGCAACACCTTCAAGATTGCGCTTTACACGTCGTCCGCCACTCTCGGCGCTTCGACCACAGCGTACAGCGCAACCAACGAGGTTGCGAGCACGGGTAACTACAGTGCCGGTGGCAACACTCTGACATCCGTGTCGCCTACCACTTCCGGCACAACTGCTTACGTTGACTTCGCCGACACGACTTGGGCCAGCTCCACAATCACTGCAAACGGCGCTCTGATCTACAACGCGAACGCCTCGAATGCAGCCGTGGTTGTTCTGGCTTTCGGGTCCGACAAGTCTTCGTCCAATGGTGACTTCACCATCATCTTCCCGACAGCCAACGCCACAGACGCGATCATCCGTATCGCCTAATAGGGGGCCACATGGCGGTCTCTCTCAAGCATCAGTTCGTATCAAACGTAGCTGACAGCCCCGACGCAACTCTAGTTCAGCCTTCTAACTGGAACGCCGAGCACACGCTCACGGCGAACGCCAACAGCTTGCTTGGTGCCGTGACGGCGGGCAATGTCGTCGAGGTCACATGCACGTCTGCCGGGCGCGACCTTCTTGACGACGCGGACGCAGCCGCGCAGCGCACCACACTTGGTCTCGGGACCATTTCCACACAGAACTCTAACAATGTAAGCATAACAGGTGGCTCCATAACTGGGATCACCGATCTCGCTGTTGCTGACGGCGGCACAGGGGCTTCAGATGCAGCTACGGCTAGAACAAATCTTGGCGTTGGAACCGGAGACAGCCCTCAGTTTGCTGCGTTGAATATTGGGAACGCAACAGATACGACCATAACCCGAGTTTCCGCCGCCGTTGTTGCCGTTGAGGGCAATACGGTCTTAACCGCAAGCCAGACGGCAACGATTACAAAGGGATACACCGTAACACCTTACAACGGTGGGTCGGTGTCTTCCGGAACCACAACCCCGGACCCCGTAAACGGAAACTATCAGTACTACACAAACGGAGGTGCCCACACACTCGCGGCACCCTCCTCTGACTGCGCGATTGATGTTATGGTGATCAATGGATCCTCTGGCGCTGGCGCTATAACCATGTCGGGGTTTAAAACGCCGGGCGCGGGTGTTAGCGGTGCGGTATACGCCACAACAGCCAATACTTGGTGGGTTCTTTCTATCCGCCGTATAAACGCTGTGTCCACATTTGTGTGGAATGGGCCTTGGACATGATAATTGTCCCGCGAACTAAAAACAGAATTCTAAGGACCGTTCCAAGGCGTCAGTGGATGGAGGGGTCCTTATCTGCTGAGAAGGACCAGTTTGGCAATCCGGGCATCAAGACGTATTTCCGGTTAAGGGCGCGTCTAAACGACGGTCATGTGTGTTGGGCTGGGTGGTATGAAGACCGCGACGATTTTGACGCCGTCCTTTTTGCCATTGCCAGCAGTTCTTTAAGGTATGAGCGCAGTCTTTGGAGGCTATCCTCTCCAGAATGGCACCCCGGATTGTCTGAAATTGAAAGTTATGACTTTGCTGTCACAACTTTCATAACCGCGCCAACTGGGTCCAACCAGACATACAACGTACCGTCTGATTGGAACAGCGCCAACAACAGCATAGAATGTCTTGGTGCTGGTGGGTCTGGAGGCGCTTTAAGACATGCAAACACCGGAATCAGATATTATTCGGGAGGCGGCGGTGGTGGCTACGGAAAATACAGCAATCTCAGCCTGACTGCGAGCGGAACAGCAACATATCAAATTGGAGCGGGCGGCGCGGCTGTATCCGGAACCGGGGCAAATGGTAATGGCTCGAACGGAAACGCGGGCGGCGATACATGGTTTAATGGAACCACCTATTCTGGAGCGTCTGTCGGCGGTGTTGGTGGTGGCGCTGGAGCCTTCTCCCTAACCGCAGGAGTTAACGGAGGGGCTGGTGGTGGTGGGAAAGGAACGTCTAACAATACCGGCGGAAGAGGCGGGAATATAACTGGAACACAGTTCAGAACTGCATCCGGAGGAGGTGGTGCCGCAGGGCTAAACGGTGCCGGAGGCAATGGTGGTGATGTAAACAATACTCAGACAGCTTCGGCAGGGGGTACTGGAGATAATGGATCTGGCGGAGCCGGTGGGGCTGGTTCTGCTGCCGCAACGGGCAATGCCGGAGGAAACGGAACCGAATGGTCTGCATCCTATGGATCGGGAGGGGGCGGCGGCGGATTGAGCGCGGCAAACCTAGGAACAACAGTAACCAATGGGGTTGGCGGTTCTTATGGAGGCGGGTCTGGCGGCACAGGAACGGTAAACAATGACGCATTTGGCGCTGCCGGAGCTAACGGATTGATTGTAATCATATACGAGCCAGTGGTAATTTTTGGCTCCAGAAACATGCCAATGCTAGGAATGTAAAATGGAAATGGTTGTTGGATATAAGCTGGTTGGCGTTCTTGGGGATGTCTATCAGACTTGGGGAGGAATTTGGGGACAATGCCCAGCAGTTCCAAATCCAGTTGAACTTCCGAATGGCGAAATCGTATACTCGATGGAAATCGAAGTGTACTACAGCGGCTACAAGCTCATTGAATGGCGAATGCAGGAGCCGCCTCCTCCGGTGCCGCAAAGCATATCCAGAAGACAGGCAGCAACCCAATTGAGGAATGACCAATACATCAGTCAGAACGAGGCTCTTGCAATGGCGTCCGTTGCCGCGATACCGCCATTTGTTTCGGGTTATTTCGACACCCTTGACCCAGTTGACAAGGAAAATGCTCAGTTGGCTTTTACGGCCATAGATTACCCTCGGGACAGCTCTCTTTTGATTGCAGTAATGACGGCGAACGGATTGAGCGACGACCAAATAAATCAGTTCTTCATATCGGCAAGCAAATTGTAACCCAGAAAAAGGGCCAGAATCTCAGTGTCTGCATTTTACTCAGGTGCATTTTACTCTGGCGCGTTTTACGCTCAGGCTAGCGGCAACGCAAACGTACTTGTTTCTGGCGTTGGTGCCGTAGGTAGCGCCGGATCCGTAGGTGTAGTCGGAAATTCAATAGCGATTGTGTCCGGCTTAGAGGCTACGGGTTTTGTTGGGTCGGTCACGACAAGTTCGAACGCGATTGTCTCCGTAAGCGGGCTGGGCGCGTCCGGCGATGCTGGTTCCGTTTCAGTTGCTGGTCAGTCAATCTCGTCCGTCACGGGTGTATCTGCTACTGGTTCTGCGGGGGCGGTAACCACATCCGGCAGGGCAAATGTCTCTATTTCCGGGGTTCAGGGGGACGGCGTAGTCGGGTCCATAGCGACCTCTGGGAGGGCAAACGCCAATGTGACCGGCGTTTCTGGGACAACCGGGGTCGGCAGTGTTATAATCAAGGCAGGCGCAAACACGAGCGTTGTCGGCGTCGCCGCTACCGGCTTCGTTGGCGACGTAAGCTTCAAGTTTGACGAAAGGTTCGGGGTAACCGGCGTCAGTGCCACGGGGGAAGTGGGTCCGGCTCTGGTCTGGGGCCTCATCGACACGAACCAGACCCCGAACTGGGGCACCATCCCCGACGGCCAGACACCCGTCTGGACGCCTGTGGCAGACAGCCAATCGCCCGCATGGGTGACCATAACAGATTCCCAGACTCCGGGGTGGACCCCTGTCAACGACTCTCAATCAAACACTTGGACGCAGATAGCGGCATAAACCATGGCATCAACATACTCACCCAATCTCCGTCTTGAACTCATCGGAACCGGCGACCAGCAGGGTACATGGGGCGCAACGACCAATACCAACCTCGGCACGCTCCTTGAGGAGGCAATTGGCGGTTACATCTCTGTTACGGTTACAGATGGTGCCGACACGACCCTAACTACAAGCAACGGCACTGCCGACCAATCCCGGAACATGATCATCAATCTTGCTGGCACTCTTTCGGCGGCTCGCAATGTGATCTGCCCCGCAATTGAGAAATTGTACGTAGTCAGGAATGCAACCACAGGTGGTTACGCCGTAACATTTAAGGTCAGCGGCCAGACTGGCGTCTCGATCCCCAACGGGGCCACATATGTACTGTATGTAAACGGCACGGATGCGGTTGCAGTCACCGGAACGATGGCCAATCAACTTGCCAACGCGGTTGCGATTACAGGCGGCACAATATCAGGGGCAACGCTTTCAAATGTCACGATAGCTGCCAGCGCCTCAAGCCTTGGCGTTCGTGACTCCGATGGATCTCATGTTCTGTCAATTGCTGCTGGCTCCAACCTCACTGCAAACACGACCCTGACCTTTACCACTGGCGGCACGACCAACAGGACTCTCGATATCTCTGCGTCGAACGTCACGATATCTACGGCGGGTGCCGCGCTGATTGATGACGCCGACGCCTCCGCCCAAAGGACCACGCTTGGCCTCGGGACCATCTCCACCCAGAATTCAAACGCGGTTACAATTACCGGCGGCTCAATTTCCGGCATCACGGATTTGGCGATTGCTGATGGCGGTACGGGGGCCTCAGATGCAGCCACAGCCCGGACCAACCTCGGCCTTGGCAGCATATCCACCCAGAATGCTAACGCGGTGGCCATCACTGGCGGAACGATTGTTGCTAATGCCTCTGGCATTTCGATTCGCGACTCGGATGCTTCCAACGTGATGACTATCGCAGTTGGCTCTAATCTTACAGCCAACACAACCCTCACGCTGACAACAGGAGCATCCTCAAACCGCACCCTTGATATTTCTGCCGCCAATGTGACTATCTCGACCGCAGGCGCTGCGCTTATTGATGATGCCGACGCATCTGCTCAGCGCACAACCCTTGGCCTCGGAACGATTGCCACCCAGAACTCGAATGCCGTTACGATTACTGGCGGATCCGTGACCGGCGTCACAGACATAGTCGTGGCAGACGGTGGCACGGGAGCATCAAGCTTTACAGCCTACGCCGTTGTTCTTGGCGGTACGACCTCGACCGGACCCCTGCAAAGCGTTTCTGGTCTTGGGACATCTGGTCAGGTTCTCACTTCTGCCGGTGCCGGTGCCGCGCCGACTTGGACAACTATATCATCAACGCCAAGCGGCCTTCTCATCCGAGCGCCACAGATACTGACATCTGGCACAAGCTACACCACACCATCAAATTGCAATGCAATTTACGTTGAGTGCGTTGGCGGTGGTGGTGGCGGCGGCGGAACCAACAACAATTCTGGAGGCGCTGCTGGCGGCGGGGGTGGCGGTGGCGCGTATTGTGCTAAATACTTCTCCGTATCGCCCTCAACGGCATACACATATGCAATTGGTTCTGCCGGTGCTGGCGGTGTCAGCGGAAACGGATCAAGCGGAGGAAACACAACCTTTACAGTTGGCGCAACCACTGTAACAGCAGGTGGCGGCAGCGGTGGCGGTGGCGGAAGTGGCGACAGCGAGAGCGGCGGTCTTGGCGGATCCGCAACAAACGGAGACCTTAATGTTCCGGGCCAAAGTGGTGGGTTTGGTGTTTATGTGGGTGGCTCTAGCTGGGCAAGGGGCGGCCTCGGCGGAAACAGCATGTTTGGTTCAGGTGGAAGTGACGACGTTGCCAGAGGGTACGGTGGTGGCGGCGGCGCACGGGCGTTCACAAGTGCCCAGAACACAACCGGCTATGCAGGAACGGCAGGCGTCATAAGAATTTGGGAATACACGTAATGATCGAAGAACTCATCGCAATGTGCTTTCGGACGCGCAATCAGGCGCACCTCATGCACTGGAAGACAAAGTCATATGCAGAGCATCAGGCTCTCGGTTCGTTTTACGACGACCTAATCGACACGCTCGACAAGCTTGTCGAGGCTTGCCAAGGCTCGAAGGGCATCATCGGACACGTGAACCTTGCCTGCAAGGATGAGTCCGTTGATATCATCAAGTGCCTGACGGACGACGCCAACTGGATTTCAAAGCACCGCGCCAAGGTAGCGCATGGTGTTCCCGCCATTGAGAACATCGTTGACGAACTTGTCGCAGTGTATCTCTCGACCCTCTACAAGCTGAAGAACCTCTCCTAACGGGGCCTTAAATGCTCGGTAAAATCAAACTACAGCCCGGGATTAACAGGGATACCACCGCTTATACAAACAGCGGCGGCTGGTTTGATTCTGATTACATACGCTTCAGGAACGGCCTGCCCGAAAAGATTGGCGGATGGACGCGCATCTACGAAGATCAAACCGCGCTCATCGGAAAGTGCCGAAAGCTGTATGACTGGTCCGACCTTGTCGGCACCAAGTATCTTGCCTGCCCGACGAACATCAAGTTCTATGTCGACAATTCATCGTCCGTTATCGACATAACCCCGATCCGCAGGTCTGTAACGCTCGGCACAAACCCGATTGAGACCACCAACGCATCCAGCACAATAACGATCACGGATGTGAACCACGGCGCTGTGGCTGGCGACTACATCACGATTTCGGGGTCGTCAAATGTAAACGGTGTTCTGGCAACGCAGATCAACAAGAACCTTATTGTATCCAACGTCATAAACTCGAACGCCTATTCAGTCATCACGGCTGGCACTGCCACCTCAACGGGATCTGGCGGCGGATCAAATGTGTCCGTCAAGTATGAGTTCCATCCGGGCATTTCATCTACGGTCATCTTTGCTGGCTGGGGCTCCGGGCCGTGGGGCGGTGTATCTGGTTCGTATGGATGGGGCTTTGGCCCCGACACAACCGT